GTAAGAATGGTTGGGGATATGCTTCCTCGCTATGTTTACTGGTTGAAAGGCGAAAACGGTAAGAATTTACCATTCGAGTGTCTATCATTCGATAGAAATACAGAAGCATTTACCAACGTAGAAAAAGACTGGGTGAGAGAATATCATCCTGAGCTTAAGTGCGGCTGGTCTTATGCTATCCAATGTATCCACGATGGAAAAGTAAAAGTACTCAATCTGAAGAAAAAACTACTAGAGCAGATAATGGTTGCAGCAGAAGATCTTGGTGATCCAACTGATCCTGAAACTGGCTGGGATGTTTACTTCAAGAGAGTTAAGACTGGACCAATGGCTTATAATGTTGAATACCAACTACAAGCTCTTAAATGCAAACCAAGAGCTTTAGACGATGCTGAGATGGAACTCATCGCAGATCTTAAGTCAATGGACGAAGTACTTACTCGACCAACAGCGGATGCTCAAAAAGAACTACTTGACAGACTAAGAGAAGGTGCGGACAACTCTACACCTGACGAAACTGTCTCCGAAGAATTTGATATTAAATAGGAGAAGGGTATGTTAACAGTAGGCGACAAATTTCCAAACTTACATTTGAAAGGCGTGAATGAAACAAATGATTTCATTGATGTTGATGTACTATTGAACGAATGGTCAGTAGTATACTTTTATCCAAAAGACTTTACATTTATTTGCCCAACAGAGATTGCGGCAATGGACGAACTAAGTAGTCATTGTGATGTCATTGGTGTAAGTGGAGATAATGAATTTTGTAAAGTAGCATGGAAGAAAGATAACTCTCTCATTAGAGATATCGATCATATTCTTGCAGCTGACTGTGGTCTACGCCTATCTCGTGAACTAGGAATAGTTGATGAGGAGAATGGAGTGTGCTACAGAGCAACTTTCATTGTTGATCCAGAAGGAACAATCCAACATGTATCAGTAAATGCGTTAGATACAGGAAGAAGCGCAATCGAAATTTTACGAACACTACAAGCCTTACAGGCTGGTGGTCTTACAGGGTGTTCTTGGACACTCGGAGATGAGTTCGTAGGATGATTCTATTTACTGCAGATTGGCATATTAAACTTGGACAAAAGAATGTACCAGTGCCTTGGGCGTGCTCAAGGTATAAGATGTTCTTTGAACAAATTTATGAACTTGAAAAAGATGTTGATTTGCACATCATTGGTGGGGACTTGTTTGATCGAGTTCCCAGCATGGATGAACTAAGTCTTTACTTTGACTTTGTAAAGGGCGTTTCAGTGCGTACCATTATCTTTGATGGTAACCACGAAGCAACACGCAAAAACAAAACTTTCTTTACAAATTTAAAAAGAGCAACCACAAGTATTAATCCTCTAGTAGAAATAATAGATGAAACATATACTGAGAGTGACTGGTGTATATTACCTTACGCAGATTTACACAAGAAGAAAAGTATTGAAGCTATAGAAGAAAGTATACTCTTTACTCATGTGCGTGGAGAAATACCACCTCATGTACAACCTGAAGTAGAATTATCACGATTTGATAAATTCAAAGTTGTATTTGCGGGTGACTTACACGCTCATAGCAATACACAAAGAAACATAGTATATCCTGGCAGTCCTATGACTACAAGTTTTCATAGAAATATTGTAGAGACAGGATACTTAATGATAGATGAAAATGACAGCTATCAATGGACATGGCACACTTTTGATCTACCACAATTAATTCGTAAGACAGTTACAGACCCAAGTGAAATGGTTCAAACAGAATTTGACCACACTATATACGAGATTGAGGGAGATGTGTCAGACTTAAGTAATATCAAAAACAGTGAGTTACTTGACAAAAAAGTTATCAAAAGAAAAACAGAGGCAACTCTAATATTAGATAAAGAAATGACAATAGAAGAAGAACTAGGCGAGTACCTAAGTTATATATTAGAGTTAGAAGATAGTAAAGTTAAAAATATTTTAGGAGTGTTTAGTGATTACGCTAAAGAAGTTGCAGTGGAGTAATTGTTTTAGTTATGGTGAAGGAAACGAATTAAACTTAAATGAAACCATAGTTACACAATTAATCGGAACAAATGGAGCTGGTAAAAGCTCTATTCCTTTGATTCTTGAAGAAGTATTATTCAATAAAAATTCAAAAGGAATCAAAAAAGCAGAAATACCAAATCGTGAAGTCAATAAAGGCTATGATATTTCTTTGTCTTTTTCTGTGAATGATGATGAGTATGAAATTGAAGTTGTTCGTAGAGGTAATATAAAAGTAAAACTCTACAAAAACGGAGATGACATATCTAGTCATACAGCTACGAATACATACAAGACATTGGAAGAGATTATTGGTATTGATTTTAAAACTTTCTCACAGATTGTTTATCAAAATACCAATGCTAGCTTACAGTTTTTGACTGCCACCGACACCAATAGAAAAAGATTCTTAATTGATTTATTACAACTAGATAGGTATGTAAAATACTTTGATGTTTTTAAAGAATTATCACGAACTTTAGCTGGAGACGTTTCTCACATAGAAGGGAAAATTGACACAATTAATAAGTGGTTATCAGATAATTATTTGGAAGATACATCTCTACTATCGAAATTAGAATTACCATTTTATTCAGAAGAAGATGAAGAGTCTTTACGTTCTTTACAAATAGAATTCCAAAATATCTCAGAAATTACGAAAAAAATTAACCAAAATAATTTATATAAAAGCCAGTTAGAGTCCATAGACTTAGGACTAGCGAAACAGTATGTAGATAACAATGAATGGCAGGACACAGAGCACTTAGTACAAGAGATAGGAGAAATCAAATCAAGAGGTGCACAAGAAAGTCGTATGGTTAAAAAATACATGGACTTACAAGAGTTAGATGATGCAGGATGCCCAACCTGTGGTCAAGATATAGATATAGCATTTATTAAAAAAGAACTACATAAACATCAAACAGCTCGCACAGGATATTCTGAAAAGCTAGATGAAGCTAATGATAGTCTTGGAGATATTAACCAAGCAAACTTACGCTTGAAACAAATGCAACAAAAAATAAACGACTGGGAAGAGATATTTAGAAGCATAGATCAGACACTACCTGCACAAGTACCAGACTCAGAAGAAATAGAGGCAAAAATAATTAAGTTGAAAGAGAGAATACGCAACAGACAAACACAAGTAAACGAAGTAATAGAAGAAAACGAACGTAGAGAAAGACACAACACTCGACTTTCAATTATTGAAGAACAACAAACAGATTTTGAAAACCAACATAAAGAACTAAATGATAAGCTACAAGGCGCACATGATAAGTTCAGCAATGTTGATATTCTTAAAAAAGCTTTTAGTACCAATGGTCTACTAGCATATAAGATTGAGAATCTTGTAAAAGATCTCGAAGAACTAACAAACGAATACCTTGCTGAGTTATCAGATGGAAGATTTAGTTTAGAGTTTGTAGTATTAAATGACAAACTAAATGTAGAAATAGATGATAATGGCAAAACTGTAGATATACTAGCTTTGAGTGCGGGAGAGTTAGCAAGAGTTAACACTTCAACACTTTTAGCAATTCGTAAACTAATGAGTAGTATATCTAAGTCTCAGATAAATGTATTGTTCCTAGATGAGGTAACAAATGTTTTAGATGAGCAAGGAAAGGAAAGACTAGTAGAACTACTACTAAGAGAGGAAAACTTGAATACTTATATAGTATCACACGGATGGACACATCCTCTGCTGGCTAGAATTGAAGCAGTAAAAGAAGAAAAAGTAAGCAGGCTCGAACTTGGTTAATCCTAGACAAAAAGGTAACCGAGGTGAGCAACAAGTATTATCTATGCTTGAAAGACTTACAGACGAAAAATGGATACAAACCCCTGGATCTGGAAGTGGAAAGATAAAGGGAGATTGCATGGTGCCTGACAAAGTAAACTTATTTACTGTCGAAGTCAAGTTTTATAAAGACATTGGCTTCAATAGTAAGATATACACACAGAAAAGTAATAATCTTTTCAAGTGGTGGAGTAAACTTTGTAAACAAGCACAACAAATGGAACAAGAACCACTGTTGATATTTAGAGAGAACCACGGAAAGTTCTTTGCAGCAACAGTACGAAAACCAAAAAATACATTGCGTTATATGCACATTGCCTGGCTAGGTGCGTATATACTAATCGCAGAACACTGGCTAGAAAAAGAGGAGATTAAATTTACAAATGGCGATACAATTCTCAAGCCTTGGGAACCCAATTCAAAATGGGAACTTGCTAATAGTTGATGGTCTTAATATTGCATTTAGATGGAAACATCAAGGTGTATTAGACTTCAAATATGACTATGTAAGAACTGTAGAAAGTTTAGCAAAGTCATACAATGCAGGTAATATTATAATCACTGCTGATGGCGGTAGTAGTTATAGAAAAGAAATATTCCCAGAATATAAGGCAAATCGCAAAGAAAAATATGCAGAACAGACTCCTCAGGAAGAAAAAGAGTTTGCAATGTTTATGGCGGAGTTTAGTAATACTCTAACATTACTTAAAGAAAAATATCCAGTCTTTCAATTCAAAGGAGTTGAGGCTGATGATATTGCAGCATACATTAGTATGAATTTAGATGAGTATGGACTTGATGAATGTTGGATGATTTCATCTGATAAAGATTGGGACTTACTTATCAACGATAGAGTTTCTCGTTTTAGTACAGTTACTAGAAAAGAAACCACAGTACATAATTGGGATGAACATTATGATTTTGAAATTCCCGATTATATAACTTTCAAGTGTCTGACTGGCGACAAGGGGGACAATGTTCCAGGAATACCTGGAATCGGTCCAAAGCGCGCAGTACAGCTAATGGAACAATATGGAGACGTTTTTGATATCTACGATGCTTGTCCTATTGATGGAAAGTACAAATATATTCAGAATCTCAACGAGAACGCAGAACAACTTCTGACAAACGTTGAACTTATGGATTTAGTTACTTACTCGGAACAAGCTATTGGAGAACAAAACATAGAAGTTATTAATTCAACTTTAAAAAAGGCATTTAAATGAAATTAGATTATAGTAAAGATTTACTGTTGACAGAGTTTAGTCATAAAACTCTCAAAGACAGATATATGATAGCTGGTGAAAACTCACCGCAAGAAGCTTTTGCTCGAGCAGCAAGAGCCTTTGCAGATGATGATGACCATGCTCAACGCTTGTATGATTATGCAAGTAACTTATGGTTTATGTTTTCTACTCCTGTACTTTCTAACGGAGGTACACAGAGAGGAATGCCTATCTCATGTTTCTTAAATTATGTTGAAGATTCAAGAGAAGGCATAACAGACCATTATACCGAAAATGCCTATCTATCTTCTTTTGGAGGAGGTATAGGTGGTTCATGGAGTGCCGTTCGTTCACAAGGAACAGCAACTTCAAAAGGATCAGAAAGCACAGGTGCAATTCCTTTTATGAAAGTAGTTGATGCAGAAATGCTTGCTTTCTCACAAGGAGTCACTAGACGAGGTAGTTATGCAGGTTATATGCATATTACACATC